CCTCTTCGGATGTGGTGCAAAGTGCCCAGGATATGGCCAGCCAATGGGCCTTGCCGTCGCGCTGGTTGCGTCATATTCCAGGCACAACTGTGGCTGCCGTGACGCTGGCTTTGGTGCACGGCGACTTTGCCGACCTGTCGCAGAGCGGACCGATCATGGACCAAGCGCGCCAATGGCTTGGGGGCGCACAGCTTGTAGGTTCGCTGCTGGGAAATGGCCACTCGTGTGCGCTGACCGAGTTTCAGATCGGCGAGGATGGCTTTGAGCGCATTCTGGTGGTCGCACCCCTAGGAACCAGTCCGGCGCGCGCGGGGCGAATTTCACAGCGTTTGTTAGAAATTGAGACTTACCGCCTAATGGCCCTACGAGGTCTGCCGGTTGCCAAGGCGCTAGGTCCCATGCTGGCGCAAGCGGAGGCCGCGCTTTCTGGCGTCACGGCGCGCTTGGAGAGCAAATCATATGTCAAAGTTCTCGTCCAATAGTATGCCGTCCTCAGAAGTCCAAAACTCATCCTTGAATCCTTTCTCGATGCTCTCAAAATTATAGCAACGATTGTCACCATCGTCCCACACACCAAAGAACCCCACGCCGGGCTCGTAGTATCTGCCCTGTATGTATAGGTCTGGGTGTAGTTCTTTTAATTTTTGAAACACTCCCACGGGTGGTGCCCATGCTGATGAGAAAGTGAATAGAGCGATGCCAGTGTCATCCACATCTTCATCGTAGTCCACTATCATTTCTTCATTGTCAGATCCACCTGCGTTCCACTTGGTGCCCCATTGATCCACACACCAGTCATACCAGTTCTTGTATCCGTATTTTTTTAAATTCGCTTTTTCTTTAGCAACCAAAGCCTTCTGCTCCACAGAATCATCAGCACCTTCACGACCTGCTGTGATATTCAATGCCTCTGGGCATGGATGTATCTTTTGGAAATCAAACTTGTGATCCACAAGCTCTTTCACAATTTTATTTGGTCCTCTTACTTCAACTACATTACTATTCCAATTTGGCATAGCATTAACCTCCCTGTTAAAATTAACTCTTATACTAATACCGTTTGGTAATATGTCAACCTACTCAAAAAAGCCTTAGTTTTGTCCAGCTTTTCGTACAGTATCCTTTATCCCCTGATGGGCCTCTTCATGAAAGCTCGCCCCCCAAGTGCCTGATTGAGTCTTTGTGATCACTTTACTAGCAATCACGAGGCTCACCCAAACATCACGAGCAGTAATATCCGCTCGAGCAGATGTGGATAATATTAGTAGTACAGATATCACCAAAACTGATATTCTCATAAATCTAATACTAATATCGTTTGGTAATTTGTCAATCAGAAATAAGTCAACAGAATCAATGACTTATCGAGGCTATTTCTTTTTGCTGGATTTTTTAGACTGGGTGCTATGTTTTTTATATATGTATTGATAGTCTGAATATTCATCGCTCCACAGTTCTCTGGTCTTTTTCTTTTTGGTTTTCTTTCGAGATTTCTTTCGCGACTTTTTATCTATATCTTTAAAAGAATCTGCTGTGATCCCCGGTAATGAGATATCATTAATCATTGTTATTCTCTACTTTAATTATAAAGCCTTTTATGGTTTGAATACCCTGCTCTTGTAATTCTGCTGTCCAAGTTCCACGAAAATCCTCTGTGGTAATTTTGTCTATCATCGCCGCTCCTTGATATACTGTACCTGCTGTGACAGAAGCCTGCCCCATGCTGACCTGTAGCCAACTTAGAATACCAGAGACGATACTAATGATGTCCATAACAATACTTATATTATATGAATTTGGTTCTCAATTTATCTATATGACATTCACATTCATCTGCTAGGCTCGTATTATATAAAGTATAGTCTGCCACAGAATGACCGTGTTTTAGACATTCCATTTCAAACACCTGAATAACCTTTGCTGGATTCATCATCCACTCGCCCTCAGTGAGCTCACCACGGAAATAGCTCTCTAGGATTATGTCGTATATCTCATCAATAGATAATATTTTTGTATCTGTGATCATATACATACTTTATATTATATCCTGTATAGGTCAATCTAGGGACAACCAGATCACTTCAGATCTTTCGTTTAAGTCTTTGAATTTGCTTGTTTATTTCTTTTTAGACTTTTTTGGTGGAACTATTTTACTCTTTAAAAACTTATTACTCTTTTTAATAGGTGCTGAACCTCGGCTCTTACTGATTTGAATACTTTTTAATCTCTGAGATGCTCCGCCCGACCCTTTGGTTCTTCGTGCTTTTATTGCTGTGGCTTTCGCTTTCGCGTGTCTCTTCTGCGATATCTTGGCTCCTTTACCTGGATTAAGTCTAGCATTACAAGTGGAAGATTGAGCCACTACTCTGCCTGCTCGTGGGCCTGAAGTACAACGAAACCCTTGCTTCAATCCTTTGCCTTTTACTCGTCTTAGAATTCGCTCCACACCATCCATTATGGCCGAACGATTAGAAGACACTATATCTTGTGCCACAACATCTTGTGTCACTGTGTCGTTGATGGCACTTGAATTTTTTGGTTGTAGTATTTCTGATATCTTCATGACCGTATTTATGGAATGTTATGACAGGATATGATATCATGACAGGATAGACATGACAGCTCTGCTGACATAAGATACATATGACAGTGAAAATTGTGAACAACACAGCCTTAATCTACGCCTATTATACCCCGACCATACAACTATAAAGCATAGATCAACTTGAGCCAAAGGATTAAATATGCTTATGAAGATCCACGAAATATGTCAGCCCAATGAATCTATAGGACCAGCACCACGAGGTGTTTGTAGTCGTCCTAAATCCAGTCTACCAGCATCATGGGTATCATCTTGTAAATCACAGGGCCGAATGAAACGATCAGGACACCGACCAGAAAAGATACACGGTAGGACTCAAACCGTGGGCGGAAAAAGAGTCAAAGGTCAGAAGTACGGTGGACCACTGCCAGATTACTCTAAAAAATAAAGAATCTTAAAATCCTAATAGCGAGCCATCCTTAAGATCGCTGGGTTTTAACTGATGATATATTTTATAATTGTGTTCTAATACGGGCAACATTCTATTATATAAATCTTTTAATTGATCCACTGGCATTTTAGATATTTTCTCAATAACATCTGCAATCATTAAACATCTCTCCTTGCCTTCTGCTCCATCATACGACTCACTCCAGAACTTATCAAAAGTTTGAAAGCCTAACTGTTTTAAATTTTTTAAAGTATTTTTTGCACCGAACATTAAAAATGGTGTTTTGGTAGCAAGAGGTCTTGCAGTCTTCTCAGTTACAAAAAATGTACGTCCAGAAAAATAAGTTTCGGTTACTATATCAACAAAGAACGAGTTATAAGATTCTAGCAAATCCGTTGAATCTATCTTACGCGGATCACTTTGTAATGGCTGTATAGGAATATCTTTTAACAGAGCAAAGAGCTGTTCCATGTAAGAACGATCTAAAAAGTTAAATAAGAATTGTTCCACATCCATATTCACTGTATCTACAGGATTAGATAAGTCTCTCCTAAAAGAATAAAGACTTTTATCTTTATACCTATGATGCAATAGCGAGCCGAAGTATAGTCTAGGATATGTACTGTGCTGTATGAATGAACCAAAATGATATTTAAAATTTTTATCAAAGTTTTTTATTTTATTTTGAAAGAATAAAAAAAATCTTTCCGCATAATGATTAATAATAATATTAGGCCATAATGTTTTATCTTCTATTTGATTACCAGTTTCATAGGTTAATTTTTTAGGATCATAGTTAAATCTTTTGCAACATTCTTTAAGTAATGTTAATAAATCAGTATCCTGTTTATAAGTTAATGATGCTAGGCATGGTCCTTCTCCAAAGTTACTCAATAGAATATCTTGTTGTTTGCTCATTGCATCACAAAGGTCTATCAGTACAGATTGTATATTGTGTATTACTCTGTCACTGGTCCAGAGTTGTATTATTCTAGGAGAAGTAGTCATGCTGTTCGCCTTCTCGGTATAGATCTTGCGTTAGACAATGCACACCACCATCCCAAAACCAACGATGTCTCTGTGTACATATCACGGGCTCTATTTTATGTTTCTTTAAAAAATGAAAAACTCTTTCGTTATAACTGTTGACCAATACCAGCTCTGGATTAATAGATAGCATATTGACTTCAAACACAGTCTCTTCACAGTAGCCCACCCAATTGCCCAACCAGCTCTCCACATAATTGATCAGTTCATCATTGTGTTCCTCACCCTGTATCCACCATTTACCACCCACTTTCTTTTTCATGGTACGGAAAGGTGATAACTGATCCCAATACTTGTCTTCCAAATAAAGTATATCCCAACCCGGAAACTTTTCTGCATAGTTCTGTAGATCGTGTAGAGTGACTATCACTCCTGGTTTTAGAATACACCAAGTGGCATCTCCATGTCCGCCCATCTCTTCTGTGGCTTGTATATTAACTCGAAATCCCTGTGACTCCCACAGTTGTTTGTGATGCTGTATAATAGGAGAATCTTTCCAACCCGGTGTGTTAGTCCCCCAAAATATATCTTTACCCAATAGATGTATGAACGATGTACTCAATAATCTCTGTTGGTCTGGTATGTTGTTTTGATCTATGTTTAATTCATAGGTGAAGCTGGGATCAGTGTAATCCATATATCGTTCAGGATAGTACATTTTATCGCTGTCAATATTAGCAAAGATATAATGATACTCTGGCAAGTTGTTGGCCACAAAACAGCCTTCTCCCACCACGGCCATGTCATCTCGAGTTTGTTGCGGAGGCTTTCTACGATAAGCAGATAGATCATCTGGAGTCTCGCTCATGTTGGGACGATGCACCCTTACTCCAAACTTCTTTAGAGTATTGGATAAGTTTTCTAAATCCTCTTTGGTTTCATCTATAACTCTTGCCAATGGAGATAATACTTTATCTTCCTTAATGTGTTTAAACTTCTCAATAGGAAACACATCTCCCACAATGGCAGTCTTTAATGGATCAAATGTGCAATAACCTTTTATTGGAATCATAGGAATTTTAACTCTCGACAATCTGGGTAAGGTTTATATTCTGGAGCAAATTGTCCTCTTTCTTGATACTCTTGTAATTTTATCAGAGCCGATTCTGCTTCTTCAATCCTCATCATGTAATGATATCCCTGTTCAAACGTCTCTTGTTCTTCCCATCTAGCGAAGGACAAGTCTCTGCCATCGTTGCTCATTCTTTTTAATCTTTTATAATGTTCCTCATTGTCTAATAATACAGCACCACCACGAGTATTGTCTAATGGTTTGCCTGGACCAAAACTTAGGCATTGGTATTGTCCTGTATGATACATGCCTGGCCTCAGCATACGAGCACTATCCCACACTGGTGTTTCTTTAAAACGATATTCTCCCAGCCACATATAGAAATTCAAATCATAATTCACACCCAACAATCTTAGAGTTTGAGGCACAGATAGATAGGTATGAGCAGGCAGAGAGCAAGCCTTTATGTCCAGTAATCTAAAGCATAATTCAATAGCATGAGTACAGCAATCGGTGGCTACCACATAAGGTGCTCCTGTGAATTCAGCTAACGCTTGTTCAAATTTGGTAATTGTATCGTAATTTTTTGTCATTGGATAATTAACTGTGTATTTAATTATGCCAGTATTACAGACAGGAAACCTTGGTATTGAAGTTGGTGTGGATTTTCATAATCTACCATATCGTCGTAAACCCGACGCGGTTATTGACAACATGAAAAATCCAGCAGTGCTGGGAGAAATGTTTGCAGACATGGACAACAATGGCACTTACAATTTTGATTACCTAAACACACAAGGATGGAACAACATGGCCTGGTGCTTCTACAGATTGAATCCTGGCTGTGTGGTACCGAAGCATGTGGATCATTTTATCAACTATATGAAGTATTACAAAATAGAGGATCGATCCAAGATAGTTAGAATGTTGGTATTCCTAGAAGATTGGAAATCTGGACATTACTTTGAAGCAGATAATCAAAGTTTCACACACTGGCGAGCCATGGACTATGTTATGTGGAGCAATGATACTCCTCACCTGGGTGGCAACCTAGGCGATGAACCGAGATACACTGTGCAGATCACAGGCACAATTGATTAATTATTTTTTAAATTTTCTTCTCTCAGTGTTCCAGCTGGGCCAAACCCAGTTGTTTGGTTGCACTCCCCAATAGAAAGCATCATAGGAATAAGCACCATAATCTATTTGATGTTCTGTGGCTCTATGTGCAGACTCTAACATCTGCTCATTCTCTTGCACTAGAGTTTGATAGTTGGATTGACATTTCTTAAACACAAGCACAGGATCACTGTCTAACAGTGCTTGGCAATTCTTTTGTATGTGTGGCCAGTTCTCTCTTAATTTTCGTGGAGTACTGATATCTAGTTGATCATACTCTGGATAAGGTAAAAACTCTTGAAAGCAATCATATCCTCTATCTTTCAAATGTTTCAGTGTACCGGGTTGACTCAATATAATAAATGGATGATGATTAAAAATTGTTCTAAAAGTTTTCTCTGTGCAAAAGTTATACTCCCAATCCCATTTTACTTTGGTCTCTGGAATTAAACTGAGTTGGTGTGTTTGATAAATTAAATGATCATAAGGCACACCTGCCATGTGGAATGCTCCTATGTTGCTCTCTTTGTTAGTGACTTGAGCATTGTCTGGGGTGCCTTGATATTTATTCACTAATTCTGATATTCTATTCTCTGATAAATCACACACTCCTGTGGCATGTTTCATGTCCATATTGTTGTTCCAGAACAGACTAGCCGTAAATTTTAATTCGCTCTTATCTAAAAGATCCAATACAGGCAGTCTATTGGTGCTAAGAGGTTTTCCTGTTAAGAATAAAATCTTTTTGTTTTGAGCAGTTATTTCTGTGTTATATTTTTGCTCATTGACTTTGTGATAGAATGCTTGACTCTGTATATTATTATCACAAAACACTATAGGAAATCTCTCCCATTTAGAATCTGGTGGTCGCTTCACACCTAAATTTAAAAATAAACCGATATTTTTATAATTTCTAACACCACACCAATCAATCCAAGCATCCACAGCATGACCACTGACGTCATTGGTATGCTCCAGCCATATGAAGTTGTTTGGATTCTCGAACAACAATCTCACTCTATCATTGAGTTCTTGGTCAGGAAACCCTTTGCGAGAGTCTGGTACTAGATGTTGTACTCGTATGATATGATGTTTATAACTCATTTTAGATATGTCCTGTTTATTTTTAAAAGAGTTATATCAGCATATACTCTTTTATTGTGTTCTAATGTATCTTGTATATTTTTTAATATAGCATTCATCTCCGTTAAAGAGAATTGGGATATTGTATCTAATAATTTTTCCATGTGATGTAGTCTATCCGCTCCTTCGTGATTATCATAGTCTTCATCCCAAATATCATTAAAAGTTTTAAATCCTAGTCTTCTTAAATTCTGCAGATAGTTTCGTGGACCAAACACAACAAATGGTGTGCCTGTTAGTAATGGTCTTGCCATCTTCTCAGTGAGATAAAATGTTCGTCCTTGATGCATGGTTTCGCATACTATATCAAGAAATATTTCATCATAGCGATCGATAAAATCATAAGCACGATCATAATTGATCCAACCTGTGTTGTTATTGTTTAATCTATCTTCTTCACTGAGATGCATGGGTAAATGATTTACAAAATTTGTTATTTGTTCTAATAACTCTCTCTTACAGAATCTAGCCATGTTAGATAATAACTCATCAATGTGTAGATTGGCCGGTTGTTTGGGGTCTTTAAGATGTTGCCAAAAACTTATTAATGAATCATCTCTGTATCTATTAAACAATAGAGCAGATAGGTAGAGTCGATGCCACGTGGCTCTGCCAACGAATATACCAAATTTGCTCTTTATATTTTTAATTCCTTTATAACTTATTTTTGTACCATATTCAAAAGGATAAACTCCTGGAACAATTTTTATATTTGGCCACACACTCTTATCCTGTATCATGTTTTCGGTCATGAGTGATATAGATTCTTTCTTCAATGATTGCTCTGTGCAAAACTTCTCTAAAAAATTTAAAAAACCAATATTGTCTACTCTAACACACTCTAGAGCAGGAGCATCCTCTAATTGTAGATGGATAGTGGACTGTTCTCTGTTGGTTAGTAGATAAGACAGCAGATCTGTTGTGTTAACCACCGAGCCCTCCACTACTTTGACTGAGAATTGCATGGAAATTATTTAACAAACAAAAATCAAAGGTTTAAATAAAAACAATGAAAGTCTTTACCAAAAACGAGTATGGTCGTCTAAAATCAGTGATAGTGGGTCGAGCAGACAATGCTAATTGGCCCAAAGGAGATATATTCTTTGATAGAATGATGTCACTGAGTACCTACCCAGATACTCTTAAAAGAGGAGCAGTAGCAGATAAAGTGATTGAAGAAACTCGCGAAGACCTGTTCGCATTCATAGACCTATTAAAAGAAAATGGAGTATCAGTTTATAGACCCGAAATAATGGATTGGAGAAGAACCACAGCATCACTGGATCATGTGACCACAGGTATGCACAGTTACAGTGCCCGAGACCTTCTACTGTCCGTGGGCAATATGATTATTGAATGTCCTACTCCTTTCATTAGTCGACAGAACGAAACACGAGCTTACCATGTGATCAAAAATGAAGCCATAAAAGATGGCTGTCGTTGGATAGCCGCACCACGAGCTGTGATGGAGACAGCTGAATGTGTGGTAAAAGATAGTAGAATGAATCTCACAGAAAGATATCCAATCTTTGATGCTGCCAATGTGTTAAAGTTTAATGATAAACTATTGTATCTAGTGTCAGGCACAGCCAATCATGCAGGCGCAGAATGGTTACAAAAAATAGTGGGCACAGAGTTTGAAGTGATCAAATGGGAAGGTGTTTATGCTTTTGCTCACATAGATTCCACTCTAACATCTCTAAATGCAGATACTATATTGGTCAATGCTGAGCGAGTCAAAGAAGACACTCTACCTAAGTTTTTAAGATCACACAAAAAGATCTGGTTTTCAAAATGCACAGAAAGAAAGTTTCACAAGTTTCCTTATGCCAGTAAATGGATAGGAATGAATATACTTTCTATAGACCCAGAAACAGTTATAATCGATCCAGCACAAACATTTTTAAAAAAACAATTAAAAGAAGCAGGATTCCGAGTATTAGAATCAGAGCTAAGACACAGTCGTACACTGGGCGGTGGACATCATTGTATAACCTGTGATTTAGAACGAGAATAAATTAACTCTGTAAAAATTTAAAATGATTATTAATTGTTTGTTGATTATTCATAATATATTTTTTTAATAGATTATAGTTTGATTCTAATCTATTCCATATATTTTTACGTAACTCTTGACACTGAGCAATAGAAAATTGTCTATCTAATTCTCCGCATAATTCCGCTACTTGCTCACAACGAACATTTTCATCTTGTGTGTTATCATAATAATGATTTTTACAGATATCATCAAATAGATCAAACCCTAGTTTTTTAACTTCTGCAACCAATCCAGGCACAGCCATCCATACAGGTATTTGTCTTAATGCAAATGCTTTAAAGGTTTTTTCAGTAATGAATATAGATCTGTACAATAGTTTTGTAGATTGATCACTGGATTCATTTATAATATTAAACAAACAAGATCTAAAAATATTATCATTATTAAGATGTTGATTGTTATTATCAATTAATCCATCTAGCAATACTTTATTAGATTCTAAAGTAGAAGAATTAGAATTTAAACTATATCTAAAACTATCTATAGATATTTTTTCTTTTAATCTTTCTATTAATTTGGTTCTTATATTACTGGATCTTCTATTCAAGGATAAAAATTTACAGTTAAGTTTAATAGAATAAGAGTTAAGGTCTACAGCATCTATATGATTAAAAAATCCATAATGATTAACCATATTTTCTGGAAAAGATCTATATCTGTAATCTTGTGGAGAATTGATTACAGAATTGAATAAAACTTTTATATTACTCATAGGAAGACTTTGATTAAAATATTTTATTAAATTTTTAATATCATCTGGACCGTGCCCTTCTCCTAAGAAATTCAATATGATATGTTTATTTTTAGACAGATTTAGATTCATAATAGGAACATCTTTAATGACTTGATTACCAGTATCTTCTAATGATGATAATGTTTTTAAAGAATAATGAGCACAAGAATATACACTTGTGTCTCTCCATGTGCTTTTTAATTGGCCGTTGCTCATATATGATAATTATCAATATAATATGCGAATAGGATTTATAGGTCTTGGTAAACTAGGAATGCCCTGTGCTGAAGAGATAACACGACAGCACGAAGTGATAGGATATGACGTAGAACATAGAGTAAGCCCACACGTGAAGATAACACAGGATATTAAAAAAGTATTTGAAGGAACTGAGATAATATTCATAGCAGTGCCTACTCCTCATCACCCAGACTATGATGGATCCAAACCTACCACACACTTACCAGTGAAAGATTTTGATTATTCACTGGTGATAGATGTGTTAAAACAATGTCAACGATATGCTCGTAAGAATCAGATAGTGTCTTTAATCAGCACAGTGTTACCAGGCACCACACGCAGAGAATTTGCTCGATACACTCGAAATTTTCAATTTGTTTATAATCCTTATCTAATTGCCATGGGATCTGAAGCCTACGATATGGTACACCCAGACATGGTAATCATTGGAACAGAACACGGAGAGGACACAATAGCGAGCCAAACACTGTCTAAGTTTTATAAAAAGTTAATACTCAATGATGCTCAACAAATGACAGGTACTTGGGAAGAAGCAGAAGGTTTTAAAATATTCTACAACACAATGATATCAGCTCGACTATCGTTGGTTAACATGATACAAGATGTAGCACAAAAAATTGGACACATGAATGTGGACAAGATTACAGATGCATTTAAACAAGCTTCAGTAAGAATCACAGGCAAAGGATATTATAAAGCAGGTATGGGGGATGGAGGTGCTTGCCATCCTCGAGACAATATAGCACTCAGCTGGCTGGCAAAAGAATTAAATTTAGGATATGATCTTTTTGCCGCAATATCTCACAGTCGAGAACAGCAAACTCGCAACATGGCAGAATTCATTGCTGATGTGTGTCGCAAAGAGAATAAACCTTGTGTGATAAATGGCAGAGCTTATAAACCCTCAGTGCCATACACTATAGGATCTCCCAGTGTGCTATTGGGCGGATATCTAAAAGAAATGGGAATCGATGTTAGCTATGCAGATTCAGAAACGGGAAATATTTTAGTGGGAGAACAGGACTGTGTGTGCGTGATGACACACGATCCTCAAACCACATACAGCCACACAGGCAAGAAGTACGAACAGAAGTTATACTTTGATTTAAAAGAAGGTGCTACAGTAATAGATCCATGGCGTTGTTTCAAAGATGACAGATACAAAATAATATATTATGGTACTAAAAAGTAATTCGTAATGTTATCATATTGCTGTTTATGGAAAGAATCAATTTTTGCAGTATCCAGTATCAATTGCTGATTGTGTTTTCTAATACTCTCTGTTTCTTGATATAGTTTTTTATAATCACGACTCTTAATATATTTTAATGTAGAAATAATTTTAGCAATTCTTTTTTCTAAAATAAGTTCATTGTCATAAGATTCATCATAAAAATCTGAGAATGTTTTAAATCCATAACTTTGTAAATTCTTTAAGAAACCCGCTCCTGATAATACAACAAATAGATGTCCAGCAGCCAACGATTTAAAAGTCTTCTCGCTGATGTAATGTATATCATTATCATTCAGTGTTTCTGCAATCACAGAACATATTGTATCGCTGTATTGCTGAGCATGAACCATTCTAGTTTCAGCACAGTAAAAATCTATATGTTTGCCTTGCCATGCGGGCCACTCATATCTATTTTCTATAATGTTCTTAAATTCAGCATCGTTAAAACTCCAAACACTGTTGTCTAATAATTTATTATATTTCATTTCACGAGCCAGTTTAACTCTAGCGGGTGTGCTCTTGCCATTAAGGAACAAGAAGTCTTTTGTTTTACCAGTATGGTTTATATATAATTTTTTATTAACTCTAAAAAAATCTGCAGTGTTGTCTTGATTTAAAAAATGTCTATCTCCAAAAAAGTTATTTGCTCCAGGTGTTGATATTGCCCATTTTTTTGTATTATAATTTTCTTGTAGTATGTTTTCAAATCCAGCAAATTGATGCTCTGGGTATAACAATATGCCAGTGTGTTCAGAAGTATAGAATATAATATTATGTTTCTTAATAGTCTCTCTTGCTATTGATATATGTTTATCCACACTATCTTTATCATGCCACCCAAGCAGATAGTTTTCTAATTTTAAAATTTTATAGTTGTTATTTTCTGAAAGGTATTGTGACAACAGTTTCATCCGTCTATTTAACTTGTCAAGACTATGAAACAAAAAAGGGCGACACTAGGCCGCCCTCTTTGTAGTAAATTAATCCGGAGATTAATTATGCAGAAAAGTTAATTACTTTTCTTCCTGATTTTCTTAATAAAGAAATTACATTAGCTTTGATTGATAAAGCAGATGATTTAGGAGCAGTTCCTAAAACATTCACGTTAAAATCAACGCCTTTAGAAATCAGCTTGTTAGTAGCTGTTTTTCTTGCAGTGTTTCTCACGTTCAAATTTTTGAACTTGATTTTTCCACCGTGAACTTCACCATCAACCATATAAGCAGATGCTGGTTCAGCGAAAACACCGATTTGTTTTGCTCTAGTTTTGAACTCTCTCGTATAGATTACGAAGTTGCTAGTTCTTGACATATTTTTCTCTTCCTTTGTAGTGTGAGAAGCAGAGCTAGATTTTTTAGACTTACCAAATAAGTTAAAAAACATTGTAGTCCTCTTTCTCGTTAGTTAATACTGCTATCAGAACATTCCGATAACATATAAAAATATATTTTACACGAAATTCTAAATATGTCAACCGCTAAAAGTCTTTTAAAATCAACAAAGAAAACACTAGATCATCTTTTTTTAATGTCTTTCCTGAACGAAGTGCTGTGATTGTTTCAATATTAAAGTAATTGTATTGATCAGCATCCGTCTTCTGCTCCCAACTATACATATTGCCAAATCCGTTTTTCTCAGGATTAGGATTGTGGTTTGGAGGAGTAGCACCACTGAATGTGTGATAATCTGGATTCCAATCCAATCCGTGTTCAGTGACTAGTATTCTATAACCTTTGCTGACTCTAGCACGCCATGGCCAAAATATTGCCAATATGTTCCATAGATTGTTGCCCTGCTCATCTCGCTCATCCCACACAGTACCATGCACCATTTCAGTTACTAATATCCGTCTACTTAAAACATTCTCTTGCTCGGTCATGTCAAATGGCATGGGTATAGTGAATGATAATCGAGTTAATCCCTGTATGCCTTGACAATGTCTTATGGTTTTATTGTTACGCCATTCGTCTGATCTATACTTCGTTAAGTCTCCGCGTAGGTTCTTATACCACTTGGGCATGAAGTTTCGACAAGGCTGTGGAGGTGGACATTCTACATCTCGCAAGAAGTCGTCTACTCTTGCTGATTCCCATGTGAGGAAATCATTTACTCGAACTTCTACAGGTTGATTAAGCATCGTCTTTTACATTGGGCAAATGAAATAGGTCTATGCCCTCTTCTAATAGTTCTTTAACTTCTTCTTTGCTGGGAGTACCATAAAATCGGTCATCCCTCTCACCTTTTTCGTGTTTCCTATATTCTTTTACGAACCGATCACCCACATTATCAAAATCTGTTACGATTTGTTTTCTTATTTTACGTAATATATCTTTGGCTCTAGATGCTGGTATCATGGTGTCATCTGTGAATTGTCCTCTGTAGAATTCTTCTTTGTCCAATTGACTCTTACTCTTTTTCTTAGTTTTAGTTTTGCCTATACTAGGAGCCATGATAGCTCTGCCCACTTGATTGCTATCACACATGGGACATATTAATAATTTCTTCTCTTGCTGTCTCTCAAATTCTGTTATGTTTGGAAACCACCCATCGAAACGGTGTTCATTGTTACAAATTAATTGGTATTTGATCATGCAAATACTTATTGTACACTAATTGTTATCGTTGTCAAATCATTACATTAAATATCATACATAATGACAAAAAAGATATTAATAACTGGGTGTAGTTACGGCTGTGGAGAGTGGAGTAATAATCCATATGGTAATACTCACGGAGGCATTGCCGCATATCTCGAGAAAAAAGGTTATACAGTAACTAACGTATCAAAACCCGGAGCCAATAACTGTGTGGCATTAGAAAATATAAAAAAAATACACAAAGAGTTTGATTATGTGATTTTTTTATTAACAGCCGTGTCTCGTGATGTGAACAGTTACTTTCCCTATGATTCTACGGTATCCGCATTGGATAATGCAAATAAAATTGCGAACAGAGTTATAGAAGAGATTTATAAAGTATGTGGGACAAAAACTATTTTAGTAGGAGCATTATATAAAGTACCAGCAAACAATTTAAAGTTCTTAGCACAATTCAATGGAGTAGATATACTCATACCTAACAATAAATTTCCTGAATGTTACTTTAATCCTCATGATTTAATGAGTCTACACAATGGCCCAGGACATATAGATTTAAAAACTTTTAAAAAAGAAATTCTAAAATGCAACGATGAACACTTCTGGAAGACCATGGAAGAGCATAAAGAATTCTATCAGCCCGACGGTGTGCATTGGAACAGAGAAGCACACAGAATTATCACAGAAGAGATATTAAAATACCTATAGAGACAATAAATCTTTGAATCTATCTATATTGTTTTGTACGTAAGCAGGCAGTTTCTTAATATCATATGTCAATAATTGATCTGTATTATGGGCATAATTGAATCGTCCACCCCAAATATCTTTTTTCTTTAAAATACAATCATCTATATGTTGAGCCGAAATAAATTCGGCTCGTTCATTGTGAGCATAAGCAGACACTTTATATAATATGTCTTTCACAGATGAACAATAACTGAAATGCCAACCACCTCGCTGTATGGTTTGTTTTTTTAAATTATCATACTGATTCATTTTGATATAAGGACGATCATGTATTCTAAACTCTGCTGGCCAACCTAGGTATTGATACCGAACGCCTTTGGTTCCATAGAAAGGAGTTAACCCAGGATTCAACAGATTTAATTTTAATTGCATACAATCCTGTTTGAATATAAACAAGTCGTTACTGAGATCCATGTTAGATAGTATAGGTATCTCATCAGCATCTGATAATAACACCATATCGTTGGGTTCAGCATCTGACAAACCTAACCTAATGCTGTTGCGAAAATAAAACTCTCTGTACATCTGCTCATAGCTAAAATAGGTCCAGTAATCTTTCTTACTATAATCAGCTCTGCCATCTGTGACAGGATGGTATCTTATTTTGTGTTTAAACTTTGGAAAATTTTCCGCATTGAATAGATATTCTTTAGATTGTCCAGAAAAAGTAGTGTTAGATTCTACAATAACAAAGTAATCCACATATGAGTCAAGCTCATGGAACCTTATTTCAGCAAGGTCCTGCTCACCATTATATAGAAAGCAATCATAGATTTTCATTGTTTTTAAAAAAGAGCAGTGTGCTTCGACACCACGGTGCTCGTAAGAGTTTATCTGTGTTTCTTAATATTTTTGTTTCAGATTTTATGTTAGAGAAATTGTTCTGTTCAAATCGTTTTAACCAATACGCAGTCTCCTGACAGTTCACATGATGATAACCATCCTGTCCCGGAGTAGCATGGCTGAACAGCACATATCTACACAACTTTAATGTGGCCAACCAATGGTCCTCATATCGCTGTTCCACATGCTCAGCAAACTCTGTACACAATCCAAGATCAAAAGAGTGTCTAGGCACATACTTGTCCACAGTATAATCATGTTGTATCGTGATCTCGGGCAATATGGATTTGGCTATGGCTGTGGGATCTCCTTCTATGCCCAGTGCAGGTGACTTCCTATAATCTCGGAACCATTTTAAATTCTGTCCTGTGCCACATCCAACATCTAAAACTGATCTTAAACTGTATTTGATTGTGAGATATCCCCAAATGTCCGGCATGTAGGTGTGAGGATCTCCACCCTCGATATAACCCCCCAAATGATCAGACATGCAAATATTTATAGATTAACTATTCCAGTAGTGTAAGAACTCAGAGTTCCAACGATTATTAAAAAAATGTTTCTTATTGTGTTCCAACACAGGACGAAGATTCTCTAAAACCACTTGAGGATCCTTTTGGCTCAACTCGTGCATGGCTTGAATAATCTTATCTATTCTTCTATCCTTATTGGTTTCCTCATCATATGACTCATCAATCTCAGAACCGAATGTTTTAAATCCTAAACTTCTAAATGCTCGTAAATGGTACTCAGATCCAAATACCACAAATGGTCTTTGAGCAATTATAGGCTTGGCAAACTTTTCTGTAAAACAAGCCGTATTAGGATTAGAAAATGTTTCACAAACAAAACTATAATAAGTTTGATTATAAATTTCTGGGTCAATTAACTCACTTATTCTAATATTAGATCGATCAACAGTTTCAGCTGTGTGACTTTTAGGTTTTTTGACAAAATTACTCCAAGAGCCATCATTGGTATTATTTTTAAAATATGTCATAAAAACTTTTTGTTTAATAGAATGATTATTAATTTTTTCATAGATAGTATCTTTATGACTGGCTGTAAGTCCTAATAATATATCCCAATGCAGTTCTGTATTTTTTTTATTATTTTCAACTATTAATTCTAAAGGATTATTTTTTTTATTCTGATACATATTATATGCTTCAGGCCACAGCATTTTGTTTATAAAATAGATAGGTCTGTTGGTTTCCGTTAAAGGAACCATATGTGTAAAAAAAGTAACATTGTCATTCCTACTAAATCTATTAACAAAATCAATCACGTTGCAATAAGGATATCCATCTTTGCCAGTGTAATAAAAACCAGCTTCGTTGAATATTACACAAACATGATCTGATACTGTTTGATGTTCTTTTATCTTATTATAGAATAATTCTAGAGCAACATCACCCAGTACAAAATTTGTTAGATATGATATTTTTTTACCTGTGCTTTTTTTAAATTTTTCTAGATCATGGAACATATTGGGTACTTCTTTATCCTTGACCCAATAAAGGAAATCTCGATCTATAAATTTGTTGGAAAATTGCTGGTTATTGTTCATGCAACAAATACTTATTGTACGCAGTTGACATAACAAACAAACCATGTTAAATTTACTATTATGGCAAAAAAAACATTAGCAACACAAATAGAGAGAAACTACAAAGCAACCAGTGCAGGTCGTCCAGGTAATCTAACTAAAACTTCTAGCATGAACAAACACAAAAGAAGAAGTTTTAAGATTTATAGAGGACAAGGCAGACCTTAAATGACTAGTGAGTATGGAAAAACTTGGGATGGCAAATCACGTCCTGTGGATGACACATACAGACAAAACTACGACGATATATTTGGTCCTAAGAAGCAAGATGTGGGAGACCCCGAACAAGATCTACTGCTAATGGATGAGCAGATACAGGAAATCAAAAGACTGCGAGCACACATAGGCAATATGCAGGTACAGATAGCAGATTATCAACAGATAGTTAATGAGCTTACTGATCGTTTAGAAAAATTAAAGATTTCTTAAAGAATAGATCACAGCATCTTTGCGAGTGCGAAACTTGATGTATAGATCTTCATTGCTGTCCGTGCCACAATACACATTCGCTCGACCACCATTGTTCTGCACGAACTCCTCATCATCAAAATCTACATAAAATTCTAAGTCATGAGCAATAATAATTTTGGTCCCCCAAAACATGGGCCACCAATAGAGAGGATTAGCGCCAAATTTATCTATAATCAAAGCAAAGAATCCCATGATAGGCAGCGTCACAAATAGGGTTAAAGGTTCCACCCACCATACCATAAGATTGCCCAGTGCCCAATCTATCCAATGCACCACCAGCCAATAGATTCCCCACAGTGCCAACAATATGCCCAACAGCAGGACTGTTTCTCCATCATCGGGCTCGTAATGATCTCGATAGTATCCGCGATGTTTTCTTCTACCAAATTGTGGAGGCAACATATATTTTTAGTTATCTAACACAAAATAAGTAAAATGAAAATATGCCCAAATTGTTATTACACAACGGACACATGTATCTAGGCAATGCCAAATCTGGCACTACCAGTGTAAAAAAACAGTTCGATTCGATAAAGAATAATGACAGTGTGGAGATACCTAACTCAGATAATTTTACCAAAGAGTATCTACAAAACATACAACAACAGTGTGATACTCTGGAAAAATTTGTGTTGTTCTGCCATGTAAGAGAACCGTGGAATCGTTTTCTATCAGCGATTGCCACAGATATAAAAAGATCCGAGAATCCCGCTGCAGTGGAAGAAAGATGCGAAGAAATAAAAAACAAATACAGATTAATAAATCATAACAACCTTGATAGTGTTCGAGCAGCAGGATTAGAATTAAATTTTACTCCTGTGTTAGAAACAGTATACAAAGTAATACTGCTGACCCTACCACCCATGAGAGACAAGATACAAAGAATAGATGTGTGGAATTATGGATCATTAAAAGAATCCATGGAACAGAATTGGAATTGCGAATTTGTTGCTCGAGAAAATGTCACACCCAACACAATAAAAAAAACTGTATATGATTTCTTTGAGCAGGAAACAGAATTCAAAAAAGAATGGATGGAAAAGAATAAAAAAGACTATGAGCTATATGATTTAGTAAAAAACCAATCTGTATACTCTCTATCTTGCCGAGAATACATTAATAAATTTTACGAAAAACTCTAATTTAATTTTTACTCTTGTGTATATTCCTCACCGCTGACCTTTTTAGCGATATGAGCCACATAGTTGGTCATGCTGTGATCACTGAAGTTTTTGAATGATCCTCGTTTAATGCCCTTCCATATGCCTCGGAATTTGTCTTTGATTCTTTGCCAGTATGTGAACTCTCTCACATTACCAAAATTATTAAGATATCTTATAGTGCCGTGATGTATGTAACCCATAATAGCCAGTGGCACTGTGGTTACTTGATCTGCATTGTTGACCCAACGCCAGTGTGGCACATGTAGATTGTTTACAAATCCTCTCCAACCTGCTCGTGGAGAACCAAATGTGAATATAGCACCAATAATGATATGTGGAGCATGATAAAAACATCTTGCGGCGCAGAGTGTGGTCATGGCAGCACCTAGACTGTGTCCAGTGAACCATGTCATTTTTTCTGAAGTTTCGATCTGTGCTTTGATACCTGCCCAAATTTTATCTGCTTCTTTTTTAAATCCTAGATGTACCAATCCCATAGTTTGGCTGCGTACTGGCAGTGCATTCATATCTGCTGCTAGATCACTCAATTCAGTAGGTTCTGTGCCTCGACATGCTACCACTAGATCCGTGGCAGTTTCAAATGTATAACCTTGAGCACCTTTGTGATCAAAGAAATGCACTTCTGTGAATCCTATTTCTCGGGCCTGTGCTGTAGCCTGTTTCTCATCGTTATAGGCTATCATGCTTAACTCAGCAAACAGTAAACTCTGCTGATACACATCTAATTCTTGTATGGTTTTGGTTTTGCCGTCTTGTATTAAATTTGTGATCATACTGTATTTAACCGTTATATGGGTATTTTTGAGCATAGACAACTCATATTATTGTGCTATACTATGAGTTAAATACTCATATGCAAAAAAAAACTCGCAGTATCCTGGAAGAATTAAGCTCAGTAAGAGTCAATAAAGAACCAGAAAACTTTGTTGAAAGCAGAGCGAGTCACATCATTGATTCTGCAATCAATCTTGTAAACTATATCAGAGAAAACTTTGATCAAGAAACTGCATATCTACTAGAAAAAAAATTTAACGCAGCCATAAAAAATCTAGACCCAGATAAATTCAGCAGAGGAGTTACCAAAATTAAAGAACTTAAAGATGTCAAAAACAGTCTATCGTTAAAAGAGGGTGAACTCCGCGACGAGGACGAATAATGCTGATAGAAGAAGTACTAAACGAGTTTAAAAGAACTCATCTGCAACACATAGAAGATATCATTCTAACTGATGGACACTTGGGCGGTCAGAGTGTGATAGATTATTTCCAAGGCATTCTACAAACACTGCAAGGTTCAGCCGATCAACCCATCAACGTTTCTGTTAAATGGGATGGTGCACCAGCCATAGTGTGTGGTATCAATCCTGAAAATGGCAAGTGGTTTGTGGGCACCAAAGGTATATTTGCCAAAACACCCAAACTGAATTATACGAAAGAAGACATTGCTCGTAATCACGGCACAGACGATCTAGGACAAAAATTATTAAAGTGTCTAGTGCATCTCAAAAAATTAAACATACAAGGCATTGTGCAAGGTGACTTTATGTTTGACCGAGACACTCTCACAAGACAGAGCATGGCAGGAGAGAATTACATAACGTTCAAACCCAATACCATCACATACGCAGTGCCTGAGAACAGTGATTTGGGTAGACAGATGTCCTCAGCACAGGTGGGCATCATATTCCACACCACCTACACAGGAGATACCATAGCCAATCTAAAAGCTCAGTATGGTGCTGATGTGGCTGCATTCACTCGCACACCTGATGTATGGTTTGACAATGCCACATATAAAAATGTCAGCGGCACTGCCAACTTCACAGCGGAAGAGCAACAGCAATTCACCACAGGTATAGAGCAATTGAAGTCATTATTGAACAGTGTACCAACTAATCTTTCTGCTATGTTAGGAGTGAACCGAGACTTCTTACCTTTCTTCATGCTATTCATTAATGATCAGATACGACAAGGCAAGATACCCACAGATACCAATCAATATCTAAAAGATTTTGCACAATTCTATCAAGGCAGAATGCAACAGCAGGCAGCAGGATTGAAAGCACAGAAAGCTCTACAACTGAGACAGCAGAAGATGAAAGACATGCCTCTGTTCCTAAAACAGATGCAGAAGCCATTAGCGGCTATGATGGCATTCTATAAAGAAGTTATTGCACTTAAAAATTTAACACTGGCAAAATTAAACAAAGCCACAGCTATCGGCACATTCGCACAGACAGATACAGGATTAGAAGTAACTGACCCAGAAGGATTTGTAGCAGTGGGCACAGCCGGAGATGCAGTTAAGTTAGTAGATCGATTAGGATTCAGCAGAAAGAATCTAACTGCAATCAACAAGTTTCAAAAAGCCTAACACAGTTTCATTCACAGCATTGGATAGAGCTTTGCTATCATAGAACCTATTGCGATTGTGCTGTCTAATTGATTCTGTTTCTCTGTAGATTTTAGCTTTATCCACAGTGCGAAGGTGTTGGCACAGAGACACTAGCTTCTCTATTCTTCTATTGGGATCTGTTTCTTGATCATAGCTCTCATCAAACACAGAATCAAATGTACGAAATCCCATTTCCTTTAATCTTTTTAGATATCCGTAATTGCCATGCACCACAAATATCTGCTGTGCTATGATGGGTTTCCACAGTTTCTCAGTAATGAATACATCATTATTATTATCATTGGTTTCAGATACTAGGTTAAAAGCACAGTCATTAAATTGTGGTTCATACATGTCTTGATCGCTGCCATAACGCGGATAACGACTGGCATCTACCCAAGGCAACTCATAGGCTCGATCTAATTTGATATTGTAGGGAGGATCCAGGAAACTGATTAGACTATTATCCAGTAAAGATTCTTTACGTAGAGCATCAAACAGTTTTTTTCTATGTGTTCTAGATTGTTTGTTTAGATAAAGAAAATCATACTTTTTATTAGAGTGATTGAAATTGTATTTTCTATCCTGGTGTTTGCGATGCATTAGGAACCAAAACCAACTGATACTGCCACTCCATGTGCAGTGTTTGGTATTGCGAAGATACTCTTTATAATACTGCTGATTCTGCATGTTCTCTTTAGATTCCCACGGTTGTGATAGAATAAAAGAGAATCCACGATCTCGTAAAACTTTGATTCTGCGCTCTGTCTCCTGCCAATATTCAGGATTCTGCCAAAGACGATCGTTCTCTCTACGATGATCGATCAGTGCAAACAGTCTATCATACTTTTTTAAATCCACACTGTGCAGAGTATAATACTCTCCATTGCACACTATTTCTTCATTGGGTAATGATGCTCGAGCAAGGAATTGCTCAAGATCCTGGTGATTACCGGTTTTCATTAGGTCAGTGAGAAAGAAACTATTAGCGGTCATTTATTATATGTATCTCTATAAATATTATCATGATAGAATGTATATGTGAACGATGCAGTTGTGAGCATCATTGCGAAACTGAGTGTTTTGAGTGCTTAAATTGTGGTTCTTGTGCCTGTGAGCACTGCAAGGATGAAAAAGAGAGTATTCCTTCCGAAAATTAATATAATACAGTAGAATTTACCAATCTTTACCATAAATAATTGCAACAGATCCACTGAGCGTGGATTTGCCATTTAACAAGAGAAAAAGGAGAAAATAAAATGGCTAGCTTAACAAGTAACGCAAATGCTAAATCAGGAAATGGTTTAGGCCCAAAAACTTTCGTTTTAACATGTGGTGTAGGTGGTGGAGCAATATCACAAGCACAACTTAACGGAATCGTTAACGGTTTAACATCAGGTGCTTCATTGCAAACTGCTGATACATCACCAGATGTATTCACAGTTGCAGGTATCGGATCGTTCACTGCTGCATCATCAACAAGTGTTGTGATTTTAGTTCAAGGAACTGGAACACCAAGCACAGTAACTGGTGACTATTATGCATCAGCAACTGTTGCAATTACAGCAACTATTGATAACTCATTCTAATTAATTAGAATAGAAATAATCATTAAAAGGGTGGGCATTTATTTGCTCACCCTTTTATACACAAAGGAAAAAACAAAATGGCTAGTTTTACTAGAACCAACAGCACAACACCTTTTGCAGTGGGAGCATACGTTCAAACTTCAAATGTGGGAGCTTACATCATCACTGTGAAAAACAGCGATAACAACGTACAAGATCTAAGAACGGCAACAGGAAGTTTAGAAGCAATCGAAATGCTTGTTTCTAACCTAAACGTACTTGGATACACAATCACTGACAGTGCTGCAGGAACTATCTCTATATTAGTAGATAATTCACAGCACAATGCAACATCAATACGAGATCTTGTAAGAAATTTCGTATCAGCTGACAGAGACGATTCAACTGAACATTTAGGTTTTGGTGGATCAACAGTTGTTGCGGCAACTACAATCACAGTAGCGTAATTAAGTTTATTAAACTGATCGAAAGGGTGGACATTTATTTGTTCACCCTTTTTTGTTTTGCGAGTAAATAGTAATATGCACACATATTGTATTACCACGCTGGTGGACATCACGGAGAACGGAGTACTACGCAGTCAATTCCCATTCAAAACCAAGAGTGGAGAACTGGTGCATGACTCTGCCACTCTTGCCATTGCTCGTAATCAACAGGCCAATTTTACCACACTGTTACAATTACTACAGATGAGAAGTAACATTGATTGGGAATCCACTCCCAAGAAACAGATGGATAATATAGTGAACTGGCGTTTTGGATCTGTGTTCGAAGGTCGTCATACCATATGGCAGTTTGAATGGCAGGTGGAACAATCAGAAGTGTATGCTTTTGATGGTGATCCTGTGGGCGGATTGATAGAAGATTTTGATCAGATACCCATAATAAATTTTTGCAAAGAAACAGCCGCATTTCCTAAGAATGTTTTTAACACACAAGACCCACGTTATATAAACACCTACTTTACGAAAATAACGGTTTAGAATAAATAATGTTACTCAAGGCACAAACAGCACTAATAGGCTCCGCAGGAAGTAATGGCAAATATACAGGCTCGGTTAAGAGAAATACGTACACAAGTAACGGAAATAAAACGAGAGTTGAGAATATTAATGAGTGATTTAGAAAAAACAAATTTAGAAGCACACGTGGACCTTTGCGCCGAGCGTTATAAAGGTTTACACGATCGTCTTTCTGCTATTGAAACCAGTCTTAAACGTCTAAGTGACGATGTGCTTGAAGGACAGAAGAGCCAGAGCAAAACTCTTATAATGACTGCTGGCACTGTGGTAGCAGGACTACTCAGCACCATAGTAGTGGTATTAATGAAAATCAGTTAATCTATAATAGAATGTACGTACACATATCTCGCCATGTGCGAGTATTCATCACTGAAAAGCAACATCTGTTCATTCACAAATGGCAGAATCATGAACACTTCCTACAGAGTGAATTACCAATAGAAGAAGCTATCACAGCCAAAACACTGAGTGACAAAGGCATACTGGTAAGAAAAAAACTTGACAACGACACACAATACGCTTTAAATAAGCATATAAGATTTACTAACGAATAATAAAATATGCGTAATCGCGATGAACTGCTGAGACAGATAGAGGCCTACAACCTTGACGACAAACTCAAGGCGTTGGCCGAGCATGATGAGAAACATCGTCCGTTTCGCCATCTACCGAAACAATTCAGCAAAGGTATTCTTATCGGCAACATAGCCATTGTACCACGCAGAGCTGACGAAACTCGTTTTGTGTACGTGATAGCAGACATGATACAAGCACGCATAGTGTATGAAGATATACATCTCAAACAGAGTGCTATTCTCATAGCACATCATCTAGCAGATGGTAAAACAGTACCAGAAAACATACTGCATTGGGATTCAGAATTTGCCAGTAGAATATTCGACATAAAGAGCTACAAAGGCAAACTGAGATCAGCAGAAAAAAGCGGCGATGAAGATCAAGCATTCATATATGAGAACAAATTCCGCGAAGCAAACCGTCAAGCGGACGCTATTAAGCAAAAAATACACAATTTATTTGATAGCACGTTCAGAACCAACCCAGCTAAATAAACACAGTAAAAGGAACAACATATGGCCACAGTAACTGAAACTTACATACTGGAACAAAACGAAGGAGACACAACATTTCCGTCTACTGCTAGAGCTCGACAAGCAGCCGAACTGGCAAGTGGAGCAATTGTTTCAAATACTTTAACACCAATAGTAGATGGACCAAACTTGGTTACAGGAAAAACAAGATTTAATGTTGTAAGAGTTTTTAAATCAGCAGAAGACAGAGTGCGTATTGCGAACGCTAATCTTGCAGATGCTGAATTGCAAGCATACCTAACCAGCAGTGCTTACCGCAAGATCAACAAAGTGATATCATAATATGAAAGCAACAGATTTAACAAAGAATATTACCACAGAAGGCTTACTAGCCCAATTCGAATCAAGATTTGGTCAAACTTTAAATCTTGAAGGATTAGATCAAGCACAATTAGAAGATATGGCTAATATGGTGAGAACCAAAATACATACTATCACTGATAATCAACATTTTGGACAAGAATTAAAAAATGAAAATTATCACAAACATCAAATGATGTTGGACATTTTAAATCAAGCAGTGCGAGAAGCTCAAGGAATCAACACACAGATATCTCCTCAACAACAAGCACTGGCTAAAAAAATTCAAACAGTGCCGGGTCTTAAACCACAAGACAAAGATTCTATAATTGGAGCAATGGTTCAAAAAGAAACTGCAGTTAAAGAAGGCATTGAAAATCAATCAGAATTAATCCTAGCTGCCAAAGATATGATGGACAAGGTAACAGCATTCTTAGAAGACTTAGCAAAAATGAAAACTGAGAGTATGTTAGAATTATCTGACAGAATCCGAGATGAAATGGGAGCAGACAAAGCAGATGCTTTTGCACAAAAAGTTAAACCTGCTCTAGAATCAGCAGAACAAACACTAACTTCTACAAGAACAGAATTAGATCAAGCAGTAAGAATATTAACAGGTGAAGAAGTTGCCAGCACAGAACCAATGGGATCACTGGATGAGCCTCTAGATACTACCGGCGATGAATTAGATTCTTTAGAAGCACCAGCTTCAGATGAATTTGCAGCAACAGATGCTAACGCAGGTGGCACAGAACCAGAAGGTAGACAGAAGAGAGAAAGCCGTGAAGTTTTCGAAGCCAGCAACAGAATTTATTCAAGACTAGCTGGGAAGTAATCCCATGCGTTTCTCTGAGTTTCTCAACAATACTAATAATGAATTAGAGTCGGTGATTGTTAATACTCTACAAAATCTTAGAGGCGATGCTGATGAGCAAGGAGAAACAGCAGAGATTAGTTTCGATGCTCTACAACAAATAATTAAAAACACAGGTTATGCTACTTTCAACTACAATCTATTTAAAAGTATCTATGACAAAGGCACTGCTCTAAAAAATGTGGTGGATGATTTTAACCAAGAAAAAATTGTTCTCAAAACAGAGAAACAGGCAGAAAAAGATCCTGCAATGAACAAAGACAATATTGGCAGCACTGATACTGTAAAGAAAATGGCTCAAGCAGCCATGAAAAGAAGAAGTTAAACTTTATCCAACCACTCAGCAATTGTAGGAAATGTTTTTTTATAATCAGTTCCTCTTCTACGATCTAATTCTGTTAGATATATTTTAAATTGTTTTTGTCTAATTAGATCGGGTTCTCTATTTTCAAATTCGTTGATTATACCATTCATATAATTTTTATAATTTACTTTTACTGAATCAATATGTCCATAACTGTTTGTATCGAATTTTTCTATAGCTTCTTTTAATCCTAAATCATTGACTTTTTTGCCAAATATTCCAGGATAAAGATAAGGTCTAGGACCATAATTGTAAGTACTGGCTTTCATCATAGACCAATAAACCGGTCTTATTTTAGACCACTTGTTTATTTTATCTACTAACATAGGCATACCAGGCACAGCAGTCACAGTTAATGCAGAATTAATATTTTGTAGAGTGTTAGATTCATTTAATATGTATTCAAAGTTCTTTTGGAATAATTTTAGATCTAACCCATTTCTAACATACTCAGCTTCAGCTCCCCATGAATCAAGAGATCCCACAATCTGTAATTTATCTAACCTTTTTTCTTGCACAAGACGATCTAATCTTTGCACCCAGTTTTTAACTCTTTCATGATCTACAGTTAGATTACTAAAGAAACATAGAGTAAGATCCGGTAGTTCTTTTTGTTCTAAAAAAGCAATCATTCTTTCTGTTTCTTTTTGCAAAAAAGGTTCTCCTCCCATAATAAAAAGTTTGTGTAGATGTTGTATGTTATTTTCAAACCAAATAAAAAGTTTTTCTGTAGCTTCTTCTATACGATCAAACATTTGCCATTGATTAGCATCTAACACCACACCATCGGTATTAAATGTTCCAAACCTTTTTTCTTCTTGGTGTATCTTTGAACTATAGTGTGCAGCACAATAGATACATTTAAGATTGCAGGTATTACCCCAATACACTTCTAATTGTCTAGGAGTAACATTTACTGCTTTTAAATCATTGTCTAATTCTGGAGGTGCAGTAGTGCCTTCCATTTCGAGATGTATTGTACGATCACTATTGCCTCCAGCTTGTTCTATATGTTTACAATGTTCACAACCATTGCTGGGCCATTCTCCGTTCAACATTTTTGTACGTTCAATTATTTTATTAGCAGTATTATGAAAATTAAAATTGTTTCCATCCATTTCTATTTTGCCATAACCTGCTCTGTGACAGCTTGCGGTTACACCATCTGTGAGATAAATTGTAGAATGCGTCCATTTGAGTTGGCAAGGTATACCTTCTTTAATTGGAAAACGTTTAGGTGGTTGTTGAGATATGCCCATTAGTTTACTCCACAACAGGTATAACAGGCGTTTAATCTTACATCAGTATTAGAACCGTTAATACCCGCTTCTAATTTACGAAAGAAATGGCCATTTAATATTTCATCTAATGTAGATTTGTTTAAATTTATTTTGTCGTAATCTTCTACTAATTTTTGAGATTCGTGGGTCTTCGGATCTCCTATCCAACAGCAAGGGGTAACATAACCAGACGCCATTAGATATATTTCAAAATTATTATTAGAACAAGAAAAACAAGATATTTTTTTAGTTGCAAAATCATTTATTTTTTCATTTGGTTCAATTTTTTTACTAAGTTTTAAAGTATGAGTATTTTTACTGATAGCATCTATAGGTCTTTCTATATAATAATCATCTACTGCTATTTTGTTTACATCTCTAAATGTGCCATCATAATCATAATCTTTCCATCTCGAAGTGTGATCTACAAAGAAATTTTTAAATCCTAATTTTTTTGAGAGAGATTTAGCTTCTTCTTGCTGATGTTGGTTATGTTTAAAAGAAAACATACGCCATCTAGCTTTTCCTCCTGCCTGAATATAAGATTGTGCATTTGCTATGAGTTTATCCCATTTAACGTTCCTTCTATATAGATGATTAGTATCTTCCAATCCATCGATATGAAATAGTACTTCTACTCCTATTTTAGCTAACTCTGCCCAAAAATCTGGATTCCTAGCACCACCGTTAGTCCATAATTCTAATTTACAATCATTATTATTTTGTCTAAGATGCTCATATATTTCTAAACACTCTGGATTCATAGAACCATCACCATATGTGCCACAAGAATAAAAACGATTTAATCTTTTTACTATGTTCAATCCAATTTTATCTTTTATTAAATCCAGTGATGTATGAGAATTGTTGGTAACATCTTTTCTCAGCTCTAATTTAAAATTAAACCTAGAACACATAGGACAGGCTGCATTACAGTAGTTAGACAGCTCTGCATTGATACTGTTAATATTATCGATTGTGATATATGACATTCTAATATATAATTATGCTAATGAAATTTACCAATGATACTCTCCTGGCTCAAGGCATAGCCTATGTAGCCAAATACCCGTATAATGAATTGAATCGTACGTCACCAGAGGGTAAAAGACACTATACCACACCAGATGGTCGCACAGTGCCTTCGGTGACCACAATACTGAGTCAAACCAAAGATATGACTCATCTCAATGCATGGAAGAAACGAGTGGGTGAACAAGAGGCACAGAGAATTGCTACAGAATCAGCGAACATAGGCACAGTGATGCATCGCAGTCTTGAAAAGCATGTCAAAGGTGAAGTTCGAGTGCCTGGCTCTAATCTCATACAGCAACAGGCTCATGCCATGGCCAATGTGATCATAGAGAATGGTTTGAAAGATGTGTCAGAGGTATGGGGGTCAGAAATTAATCTTTATTATCCTGAATTGTATGCAGGTACCACAGATTTAATTGGAGTGTACAAAGGCGCTCCTGCTATAATGGATTTTAAACAAGCTCGTAAATTGAAGAAGAAAGAGTGGGTGGAAGATTACTATCTGCAATTGGTAGCCTATGCAGAAGCACACAACAACTTATTTGACACACAAATAAGACACGGTCGCATATTCATCTGTACACAGAACAATGAATTCCAAACATTCGACATAGACAATTACGATCACTGGGTAGGCCGATGGTTCGGTCGAGTAGAGCAGTATTATAAGAGTATTCTATAGATATTGTTTTACTAAATTAGCCCAATCGTTGACTGCAGCTACAGGCAAATTCTTATCATAACCTAGAACAAATTGCTCGGCATAATTTTTTTTCATATGATCTTTCATGGAATACCAAAATTCTTTAATCCAAATATTTTTATCCAATTGTTTTATTAATTTTTTTAATTCTTCACAATTATGTTGAATACCTTGCATTTTTACAGTTGGATCATTACTATCCATGAATGCAGAACTGGCTATATGAATCAATGAAGCATCTGTAAGTTCAACTTCTAATACTGATCTAAAATATAGAAGTTTTATTTTTTTGTTTTTACAATATTCTTGTAGGAAAATCATGTAATTTAAAACATTTCGAAAACTAACAAAATCGTTCTGTATATTGGTATAGTAAAATTTTTTAAATTCATCTAGATTTTCAGCAGTCTGCTCATCAAACGCTCGATGTGATGTAATAATCACTCTTGAACCATTGTTTCTATGCAACATACCTCTGCTCAATACAGTCCATCCTATTATCAAAATATCGGGTGTTTTACTATTAAGATATTCTATGGTACTATAAAAGATACGATCATTGCTGGCTCCACCCATAGCGATATTGTCATTCGCTCCAATTTTTACACTCCATTTATCCTCATTTTTTTGGTGGAATTCGTGTGTAAAAGAATCACCGCTTACACATATAATTTTGCTCATAACATTATTTAATTTACTATAAATACACTAAAAATAAAGAGGAACAAAAGTGCCCATAGTACAGATTTCAAGGATCCAACATAGAAGAGGCAAAGCCACGGACCTACCGCAATTAGCGGCTGGAGAGTTGGGTTGGGTTATTGACGAACAAAAATTATACATAGGTAATGGCACAGTAGCAGATGGTGCTCCTGCAGTGGGTAACACAGAGATTTTAACATCAGGTTCTTCAGCATTTTCATCAGCTCTAAAATATGTTTACAAAGGATATCTAGGAGATGCCACACCAATAGTAACCGGAGCAGGTGTAGACATTCTAAGAACTCTACAAGAGAGACTGGATGACTACGTTTCTGTTAAAGCATTTGGTGCTGTGGGCGATGGAGCTACCGATGATACAGCAGCTATACAAAGAGCCCTAGAAGAATTATATTCAGACATAGTGGATCAAGACGACACAAGATCATCAAGAATATTATTTTTTCCAGCAGGCACTTACAATATATCCGCATCTCTAAAAATACCTCCTTATGCTCGATTAGCAGGAGAAGGTATTGACGGATCGGTGATATATCAATCAGGTGGCAATGCACCAGTAGCTGTAACCGAAGACAATGGAGGCAATGTTTATGGCAACATAGGTGCCTCATCAGCCGCAACACCCACACAAATCTTTATAGAAGGAATTCAATTTTGGAATGGAGAAGCCTATGCAGGTTTTAGCATAGACTGTGCAACCAATATAAGATTTGTAAACTGTGGATTCAAAGGTACGTATGCAGCAGGTGGAGCAGACACTTCTAACAGTCGAGCTGTCACTGTGAGAAGTACATCGGTATTACCTTGCAGCAATATAATTTTTGACAGCTGTCAATTCACTAAATTTTCTAGATTAGTAGATTTAAGTTATGATGTAACTTCAATAAAATTTATTAATTGTGATTTTTCAATAGCTGTATATGGAGCCTATGTAGGCGAAACCACAGATGGTTCAACCAATGGATTACAAAATGGTCCAAGTAACGTACAATTTTTATACAGTACCTGGAGCAATATAGGTAGAAATGCAATCAAAATTGTTGCAGGAGGAACCATAAGAAATATTGTTAGTGTGGGCAACTGGTTTGGCAGTGATATTGGAAATAATTTCAGTGATTATAACACTACCAATAATACATATCCAGAGATTGATTTTGGCACCGATGAATGCTCTAGCCAATTTGATTATTTTGCAAAAACAGATTTAAGATCTTCATCTATTGCGCCAGCAACGAATGTGGATGGTATTGGTATAATAGACCGTCCAATCAAACAGATTACATTGGCTGACAATACAGGATCTGCCACAACCACAGGAATAAGAATTAAAGCCACCAGTGGTTCTGCTCTATCAGTAAAATATAAAATTGAGAGAGGTTCTAATTTCCGAACAGGCACATTAACAGTGATTGGCCGAGAAGGCACCACACCCACCTACAATGATGACTATGAAGAGACTGCTGATATAGGAGTAACTCTATCTGTTACCACAGATGATCTTGATTCCACAGCAGGCAACGAAACATTTGTAGTAAAATATACCACTACCAGCACAGGCTCGTCGGCCACAATGGATTATCAAACTACAATAATTGCATAACCACAGGTTGTTTACCTAAAAAAATTCACAAAAATATTTTTTCTTACCAATAGACAAGACCTTCTTTTAACGTTATAATCAAATAAAAAAATAAAGATAACACTTATAAAATTTTTAGCTAAATATGCACAGTCAAACAAGAGTAAAATCAGAAACAAAAACAAAAACGAGTATGCCAGGCAACAGTTCCACTATCAGAGTCAAGAAAAGAGACGGTCGCCTAGAGCCATTGGACATTAACAAGATACATTTCGTTGTGGAAGAAGCCTGTGAAGAATTACCAGGAGTATCAGCATCACTGATTGAGATGCATGCCAACATACAATTCTATGATGGTATGAGTTCCAAAGACATTCAACACATTCTTGTGAGATCAGCAAACGATCTTATCACTTTAGAAAATCCCAATTATCAGTATGCGGCGGCAAGACTGTTAAGTTACGACATACGTAAAGAAGCTCATGGTCAGTATGAGTACATACCTTTATTAAAATTAATCATGAGAAACATTCGTCATGGTGTATATGACAAAGCTATTGTGGACAAATACAACATGACCGAAATTAAGAAACTCAATACCTGGATAAGAAGAGACAGAGACCTTAACTTTACCTATGCCGGATTGAGGCAGATAGTGGACAAGTATCTAGTGCAGGACAGGAGCTCTGGACAGTTGTTCGAAACACCACAAGACATGTACATGATGATTGCCGCTACCCTGTTCGCGGATTACCCAAAAAACAAAAGGATGACCTATGTTAAAAAATATTATGATGCAATTTCAACACATAAAATCAATATTCCAACACCTGTTATGGCAGGTGTCAGAACTCCTATTCGTCAGTTTGCTAGTTGTGTGCTTGTTGACAGTGACGATACTCTTTCTTCTATTTTCAGCAGTGATATGGCTATTGGACTCTATGTGGCAAGGCGTGCGGGCATTGGTATCAACTCTGGCAGGATCCGTGGGATCAACTCAAAAATAAGAGG